AGATGAAAATGCCAAGCTTTACCACGAGCTTTTAATGGATGCATGCGCGGCCCACTTAATCGAAGACTGGAAAGGTGTGGTATTTGCCGAAATCGTAGACGGTAAAACTGTTGAGTCTGAAAAGCCATATACACCTGAGAATGCCTCAAAGCTTCTAAATCTAGGTGACATTGGTATTTCAATCTGGCTATTCATTAAAGAACAGGCCCAGAAGATTCAGGAAGACGCAGACAAGGACAAGGCTTTAATTCTGGGAAAGTCATCGAGCTCTACAAATACCAAAAAACGTATGCGTCGAAAACGCCGCACGAAATCGAACAAATCAAATTCTTAGGTGGCCACATTCCGGATCCGCCAGAATATTCTTATGCAGCTGAATCCATTCTTTCGGCATTTAGCACTATATGCCGATCCAGACGGTATGAGCAGAGCATCCCGTTATCATTAGACCAGCAGGCTATCAATGTCTATGCAGAGCATAATGATTTGCCTGTTGATGCTCATATTTTTATTGATTGTATTTTTGCTTTAGACAATTTATTTATTGAAGAAGCCCACAAGAAGATCTCATCGAAGCCTCAAAAGTAATGGTCTATTTATTGGTGGAAATTTACACAGTTAAATTACAATTTATGTAGCTAAGTGTAAATATGTGTAATAATTATAGTGTGTATTTATGGAGTTTGTAACTTATGGATATTTTGAAATTTCTTAAAAGCTTTAATACAGTAGATACATATTTAATTCTTGCAAGCTTATTATTAGTCAGCCTCATTATATATTTCTACTATATTAATCCTATTTAAGTTAATGAATTAAAGATAATTAAGCCACCTTCGGGTGGTTTTTTAATATCCTAACTGATAAATTTTACTCATTATTAAAATGGGTATTTTTATGAAAAAAGCTATTTTACTGGGATTGGTTTTGAGTTCACTTGCCTGTACTAATCTTTATAGTCAAGATTTAGATAGTATTGTAAACAAGAATATTCCTAATGAATTAAGGAGTACTCAGGAGCAAGATGATGTACTCCTGATCGTAAAAAAGTATAAAGATACCTATCAAAAGGAAATATTAAATGCTTGGGATGTACCTGCTAACTCCGCGGGAACAATTGCAAGAGTTAGAGTTCTATTAACGGACAAAGGTGAGGTAGACCAAATAATTTTTTTGAATGAGATATCTAAAGAGTTTAAGTTAAGTATCGAACAAGCGATTAAAAAATCAACTCCTTTTACTTTGCCTGAAAATACTATTATTAGAAAGATGGCAAGAAACCTAACAATTAATTTTAAGGCTACCTAGCTAGACAATATTAATTAAAAAATAATGACTACCTTAGTATGTTTTTTTGAGGTTTCAGATCTTACTCTTTACTAATAATGGTGAAGAACATGAAAAAAATAAATTTATTGATAATGACAGTTTTGTTGAGTGGGTGCGTAACTCCACTAACCCAAATGATGAATAATAAATTTAGTGCAATCCACCCTACATCTCCATCTGTAGCTGGTATATGGACAGTTTCTATTGGCCCTGGTATATCGACGATAAAACTTGATTCTGATGGTAATGGAATACTTTGTGAAGATACGAGTGGACATGTGGTATTCAACAAAGTTAAGTATGCAAATAATATGATTTACATTCAAAATGGTATGGCTCTGGAAGTGAAGCTATTAAACAAAGATCTGCTCGAAGCTAGAACAATGATAAGTGCCTCTAATTTGAATATGCTTTACAAAGCTGATAATGACTTAAGAGCAGCTTCCCTGAAGTGCGCCAAAGAATTATAGATAACCACTTTTATAAACCCGCGTAAGCGGGTTTTTTATTGCCTAGAGGAAAGTAGAAAATGGCACAAGAATCTCGTTTGGTCATTGTTATTGATTCGCAAAATGCTGAACGTAATGCGCGCAATCTAGGCAATGAGCTGGATAGTATTGAACGTAAAGGTGATTATGCTTCCAAGTCTATGGATGGCTTATCTGTAGCTACTCGTGCACTAGCTGGTTATATGGCAGGATTGGTTACTGTGGGTGCAGCTATTTCTAAAATAGATGCTTATACTGGGCTACAGAATAGATTAAAGTTAGTTACCAACAATCAAGCTGAATTGAATAAAGCAACTGAAGATACCTTTCAGATTGCTCAAAGAACTTATTCTGCTTGGGATTCGGTGTTACAGGTTTACCAGCGCTTTAGTGATAATGCAAAGACTTTAAATCTAACGATGGATGATACTGCGCGTTTAACAGAAACCGTATCTAAAGCTGTAGCAATTAGTGGTGCAAGTGCAGAGGCAGCTGATGCAGCATTAGTACAATTTGGGCAAGCACTTGCTAGTGGTACATTACGTGGAGAAGAGCTAAATTCTGTAATGGTACAAACTCCGGCATTAGCAAAGGCTATTGCTCAAGGTATGGGGATTACCGTAGGAGAGTTGCGTTCAGTTGCGGCTGAAGGAAAAATTACTTCACAAGAAATTGTGAAAGCGCTTAAAAATGTTCAAAATGATGTAGATGCATTATTTGCTAAAACTGATATTACAATTGGACAATCATTAACTCTACTTAATAATGAAATTACTAAATTTGTAGGCGAAGCCGGACAAGGAAGCGGCGCAGCTCAAGCATTATCAGGTTCAATTCAGGTTTTAGCTGAAAATTTAGAATCAATTTCTTATGTTGCGATCTTGGGCGGTACAGCATTGCTCACTAAAGCGATTGCAACACAAGTTTCAGCTTTAAATACCAAATTAGGATCATTAGTTGCTAACAATGCAGCCACCCAATTACAAAAGCAAAAATCGATAGAAAATGCAAAAGCTGTCTTGGTTGAAGCTGAGGCACATTTGGCAAATGTAAGAGCAACAAATGCCGAAACTCAAGCTAAATTTGGAGCAAGTGCTGCTAGCGCCAGATATGTACTTGCAGCCAATAATGTAGAGAAAGCGACGAAAGCGGTCACAGCAGCTCAGGGTAAAAGTGCTTCAATGGCAAGTTTAGTTAGTGGAGCATGGGGCTTAATTGGTGGCCCAATTGGAGCGATCACATTAGGAGTAACAGCTTTGGCTGCTACTTATATGTATTTCTCAAGTAAATCTGCAGAAGCAACAGCAAAGTTAAAAGAGCAGGCTGAAGCGGCAAAATTAACTAAGGAAGAAATCAAGGCTCTAAAAGATGAACAACGTAAGGAAAAATTAGGTGATTTAGCAGCGACAATAAATGATCAAAACAAAGCATTGGAAAAACAAGAAATAGCAGTCGGTTCAGCATTAATCAATATCCAGAACTATGCTGTAGGTAATGCTAAAGTAGCTGAAATTTCGAATAAAGCACGTCTTGGTACCATTTCCTATACTGAAGCAATTGAGCAATTAGAGAATCAGAAGATTCCTTCTGATTTAATGGATGCATTGCTTAAACAAGTGAATGCTTATGATGAAGCAGCAGAAACAGCAGCCAAGACCAAGAAAACGTATAGCTTATTTGGTATAGAAGTAACGCTTGCAGGTAATAAGGCTGAAAATGCCATTGTTGGTGTTGATAAAAACACCAAGTCCTTAAATGAGAATGAAAAGGCCGCATTAGCAGCTAAAAATGCGCAAAAGCAATATGCCGATTCACTGGCAGATCGAAAATTTGAAGCATTGGTTACTAAAGGTTTACTTGCTAAAGGTTACTCACCTGAACAAGTGAAGCAAATGGTTGAAACAGCAAGCTGGGCGCGTAAAAGTGGAGTAAAAGTTTCTAATGAGTTATATCAGATAGGTTTGCAGACTTTATCAATAGAGGAGCAAAACAAGCAGGTAATTGAAGCCAAGAATAAAGCATTAAAGGAAACTACGAATGAGCTATCTAAACAGCAAAAACTATCGAAACGTCTAGTTGGTATTTCAGGTCAGTCAGGAATTGGCACAGGTCCTCATCTTGACGTTCGATATGGTGGCTCGATGTCGGGCCAGAAAGTATCGAATGAGCATCTGGCTCGATTACAAGCAGGTGGAAAACCCTTATCCTCATATAAGATCAGTTCAAATTATGGTCCACGAAAAGCCCCTACCAAAGGGGCTTCTTCATTTCATAAGGGTATTGATTTTTCAATGCCTGAAGGTACACCGATTACGACCAATGTCGCCGTGAAAGATATCAAGACATGGTATGACAGCAAGGGTGGTGGTTATGTCAGTGAAGTGCTCTTTGAGGATGGTGTATCTCTTAAGTTGCTTCATCAATCTCCAAAGATGCAGAGCAAGGTGAAAGGTGGTGCGAGTAAGGGAAGTGATAAAGCAGCAAGTGACATTCAATCGCAACTTGATCGTCAGTTAGATGCTCAGCGTTCACTTGAAAATGAGGTAGCTAGTGAAGTACAGCGGATCCAGAATAATTTGAAAGTTAGATTGGAAGACGTTGATAAGGCAGGATTCTCGCCAGAACGAACAACTGAAATTAAGGCAGAATTACAGCGCCGTGCTGATAATGATGTGGCTATTGCCAAACAAGCAATTAGAAGCAAGTTGGAAGACTACAAGGAGTTTCGTAAAACTGAGGAACAGTTACTAGAAGAGTCCTTTAACCGTAAAAAGTTCAATGCAGCTCATGACATTGAATTAAGTAAGTCTGAGCAGAAGCAAGCTGTTGAATTGCTGGAACAGCAAAAACAGCAAGAGTTAGGGTTATTAAAACTAGCTCAGGAACAGCGGTTGTTTCAAGCCCGTTTATCTCTGCTTTCGGAAACTCAGGCCATGCAGGAACGTTATAGACTGGAAAGGGAGGAGATTCTTAAGAATACAAAACTTTCCATTGAAGAGCGGCAAAAGCTAATCGCATTATCTAAAGCCAATCAGAAGAAAGAGACTCGCGATAAAGTGAATAACGCTGTTCAAAACTGGGGTGGTATTCAGGCTGATATGAATGGTACCAGCGAGTTCTTCAGACAGGATCAGGAGCGGTTTAGCCGTTTAAATGCTGCAAATGATTTAGCAGATAGTCAGTTTGCTGCTACTGATCTGAATGAGCAAAACTCTTTAGATGGTCTTGATGCTCAACTGGAAGCAGGACTCATTAAGCAACAGGATTACGAAAATCAGAAAACAGCTATCATTCAAGCTGCTCAAGATCAACGTAATCAGATTGCTGCCGAATATGCAAAGAATGCTCAGGATATTGAAGATAAATATCAGCAAGATCGTTTGAACACTCAAATTGCATTTGGTGGCCAAATGATGGGTTCACTTACATCGATGTTTGGTTCAATG